TATCGCAAGAGCACCCTGATTTTCAGCAGATTTCTGCTGATCCAGAGTTCGTAAATTGGGTTAAATCCTCAAATGTACGGATGGGGCTGTATGCGAAGGCTGATGGTGAGTTTGACTACGATAGTGCCAATGAGTTGTTATCTACCTTCAAAGAGTTGCGTGGTGTAAAGACTAGAAAAGTGGCTAGTGACGGAGAGTCAAGTCGCAAGAGCAGTCTAAAAGCCGCCGCAGTCGATGTTGGTGGATCAGGAGAATCTGGCAAGCGTACTTACAGGAGGGCTGACCTAATTCGGCTAAAAATGAGTGATCCAGACAGATATGACGCATTGTCTCCAGAGATTATGTTGGCGTATCAAGAGGGTCGAGTAAGATAAATCATTGATTCTTAAGGAGAATTAAACATGGCAACAGCATTTTCCCCAGCAAATAACGTAACAGTAACGTCAGCCGCCAATTTCATCCCAGAAATTTGGTCTGATGAGATTATTGCGGCATACAAAAAGAACTTAGTTTTAGCAAACTTGGTTATGAAGATGAACTTCAAGGGCAAGAAAGGTGACACAGTTCACATTCCAGCACCTGTTCGTGGTTCTGCTTCTGCTAAAGGCGCAACAAACGCAGTTACCCTGATCGTTAACACCGAATCAGAAGTTCAAGTGTCTATCAACAAGCACTATGAGTACAGCCGCTTGATCGAAGACATCGTAGAAGCACAGGCATTAAACAGCCTCCGTAACTTCTACACAGGTGACGCGGGTTACGCATTGGCTAAACAAGTTGATACAGATTTGGTTCAATTGGGTCGCGCCTTCAATGGTGCAACAGTTGGTACTGATGACTATGCAACTTCTAACACAACCACTAAAGCCTACATCGGTGGTGATGGAACTACTGCTTACAACAGCACATCTTCAAATGCTTCTGCTTTGACTGATGCCGCTATTCGCCGCACTATCCAACGTCTTGATGACAATGACACTCCTATGGATGGTCGTTTCTTCTTGATCCCACCCTCAAGCCGTAATACATTGATGGGCTTGGCTCGTTATACCGAACAGGCATTTGTTGGTAATGGCGATGCAATCCGTAATGGCGAGATTGGTAACTTGTACGGCATCCCCGTGTTTGTTTCCTCTAACGCTGATACTGGTTATGGCAGTACACAGACTGACCGCATTGCTTTGATGGGTCACAAAGAGTCTATGGTTCTTGTGGAACAGCAAGCAGTTCGTGCGCAGACTCAGTACAAACAAGAGTACCTCGGTACATTGTTTACTTCTGACACTCTGTATGGCGTTCAGGCATTGCGTACAGCGGCTACTGTTGGTGCGGCTAAGTCCTCATCTGCATTTGCCTTGGCAGTTCCAGCCTAATTGCAGTTGCGCCCCCTGCCCTAGTGGTGGGGGGACTTTTTTAACTAATTAGGAGAAATAATATGGCCGCCGCTACCTCAGTTACCTCACGCAGAGGAAACGATCAATTCCGTGGAATGTTTAGTGATACATGGGTTGTTACTGCAACCCTAGACGCTGGCTCTTTAGTTGATGCCGCAGGTGAGACTGAAACTGTTGCCGTCCCAGGCGTTGCCTTGGGCGATATGGTTCTTGGTTGTTCATTTGCTGTTGACGAAGTTGGTTTGACTGTTACTGGATATGTAAGTGCCGCTAGTGTGGTATCTCTACGTGTTCAAAACGAATCAGGCTCTACTGTTGACTTGGCTTCTACCAAGATTCGCATTGTTGTCGGTCGTTTGATCGTATAAGGGAAGGGGGCTAGTCCCCCTTTTCTATTTAGGAATTTAAATGGCTTTGTTCAAATGTAAACGTAGCGGAACTGTGGTTGAATTCACAGCGCAACATGACATTGATGGAATGATGGAACACCATGAATATGAGTTTGTGGACACATCAATCATTGTTGAAGATGTCAAAGAAGATGGAACAAGGCACACAATCACGTTAAAGAAACCTATGGGCAGACCCCGTAAGGAAAAGTTATGAGTGACATTGATGCAAGAGATTTTGGCAAACTAGAGGCTCAAGTTGAGTCTTTACAGGCTGAAGTTCACCAATTGGCTAATGATGTAAGGTCACTCCTTGAGTTGGCAAACAAATCCAAGGGTGGCTTTTGGGGTGGCATGATGGTCGCTTCTGCCGTTGGTGGTGTTGTTACTTTTGTAGCAGATAGGTTATTCAAATGAAACAAGGAATGTTGTCTGGGAAGATGTGTCCTGTGGCAACTCAGGATGTTTCCACTAATTTGAAGAACAGAAACCATGCTTTCAAAGAGTATGGATATGGCCCTCCTAACCCAAATGACCCTAATCATGCGTTTTGGTTGAAAAAAGCCAAGATGTATAACGCCCCTAGTAAAGATGTAATGGATATGCGTTGTGGCAACTGTGCCGCATTTGTCCAGACTCCAAAAATGATGGAGTGCATCAAGGGTGGCTTAGAGGCAATGAATACTTCTGAAAAAGAGTTGTCCTACGATCAGCAGTTTATTGATGCGGCAAATCTAGGATTTTGTGAACTTTTCCACTTTACTTGTGCCGCTAAACGCACTTGTGATGCTTGGAAATCGGGTGGCCCAATAACTAAGGAACGATGATGGCAACGGACAATAAATTTGTGGGAATGAACAATACGGCAGGTGAGTTTGTTGGGATGCTATTCCTCGCTAGAGATATAGCCCACAGAATCCACCTCAAGACCCTATCTTTTGCCGAACACAATACTCTAAATGAGTTCTATAACGCAATTATTCCGTTGGCAGATGACTTTGCTCAACAGTTTATGGGTCGTTATGCCATTCGCTTAGACATTCCTTATGTGAACAACAAGTACAAAGGTACTGTGTCTGAGGTCTTGCGTCAGGAAATGGAATGGATTGAGGCGAACCGCCAACAGATCGTTCCACGTACTGAAACTGCTTTGCAAAACAAGATTGATGAAATCGTTGCTTTGTACCAAAACACCCTGTATCAACTCACCCTTCAATAAGGAAAAGTAATGAGTACCTTTCAATTAGACCCAAACCAAGTTGCCTATGGCGTGGCAAGCAATGGCACGACTCAAGTGGCAACAGTTACGATCTCAAGTGTTCAGATGACCGCTTTTGGTGCAAACACCACAATGATTCGTATTGCTTGCGCTCAAGGTCATTGCCATTATGCAATTGGCACTAGCCCAACAGCAAGCATTACAACTTCAGCAATGATTCCACAAAATTGTGTGGAAATCGTCAAAGTCACGCCTGGTCAAAAGATTGCATTTATCAAAGATGCAACTATTACCACTTCAACTGTTTCTGTAACAGAACTTATCTAAGGAGTATCCATGAAGATGAAATCCCCTGCCGCTAAGAAAGTATCTAAAGTTATGAAAGAGTATGGTGCTGGAAAACTGCACTCAGGCTCTAAGAAAGGCCCTGTGGTCAAGTCACAGAAGCAAGCCGTTGCCATTGCTATGTCTGAGGCTGGCATGAGCAAACCAAAGAAGAAGAAAATGAGTGGTGGCTATGGCTACTAAACAGGGCTTGTATGCCAATATTCATGCAAAACAGGCTAGGATAAAGGCTGGTTCAGGCGAGAAGATGCGTAAGGTTGGTAGCAAAGGCGCACCATCTAAACAAGACTTTATTCAATCTGCTAAAACTGCAAAGAAACCTAAAAAGGTGAAGTGATGAAAACTCCCGCTTGGCAACGCTCCGAAGGTAAAAATGCTAAAGGGGGGTTGAACTCCAAGGGCAGAGCATCTTATAATGCGGAAACTGGTGGACATTTGAAAGCACCAGTTAAATCAGGGGATAATCCCCGTAGAGCAAGTTTCTTGGCTCGAATGGCTGGTAATTCTGGCCCTGAGTACAAGAATGGTGAACCGACAAGACTGCTTCTTTCTCTAAAAGCATGGGGGGCTTCCTCCAAGGCTGACGCAAAGGCAAAAGCAAAAGCGATTTCTGCGAGAAATAAAGGGAAGAAGTAATGGCATTACCTACTTACTTACAATTAGTCAACGATGTTTTGGTTCGTATGCGTGAATCAGAAGTCACTACTGTTTCTGCAACACCTTTCTCTACACTCATTGGTAAGTTTATCAATGATGCCAAACGTCAAGTCTCTGATGCTTACGATTGGGATGCTTTTAATACTCCAATTACTGTAAATACGATTGCCGATACAACTGGCCCGTATAGCATTACTGGTGCGGGAGTTCGTTATAAGACTATGGATGTGATTAACACTACTAGTTTTTATGAACTGCAACCTTTATCTCATGCTAATTACGATTCGTTCTACTACACAACGCCTACCCCTACAAAGGGTTTGCCAATGTATTACTCCATTAAGGGTGTAGATACAAATGGCGATATTAAAGTCAACTTTTGGCCTGTTCCTGATGCTGTTTATGCTATCCGTTTCAGCCTGATTGTTCCAGAAGCAGATTTCTCCACAGATTCATCAACCACTTTGTTGGCAAAAGAACCTATTGTTTTGGGTGCTTATGCTAGGGCATTGATTGAGCGTGGCGAGGATGGTGGTTTAAACAGTTCAGAAGCCTTTGCAATGTACAAGTCTTGTATGTCTGACCTGATAGCCTTGGAATTGGCAAGATCGCCTGAAAACGACACGTTTGAGGCGGTGTAATGGCACAGACTTTACAGACCTTTAGTGTTCAAGCCCCAGGCTTCTTTGGCCTTAATACTCAAGACTCGCCTTTAACTTTAGAGGCTGGTTTTGCTTCTATTGCTACCAATTGTGTGATCGATCAATATGGTCGTGTTGGTGCAAGAAAAGGCTGGTCAAAGGTTAACGCATCTAGTGGTAATCTAGGATCAAATGACGTAAAAGTAATCCATGAGTTAGTGCAATTGGATGGTACTTTAACTGTCCTGTTTGCTGGAAACAACAAGTTATTTAAATTAGATGGCTCTAACGCTGTTGTAGAGTTGACCTATGGGGGAGGGGGAACAGCCCCGACTATTACTGCAAGCAATTGGCAATGTGCTTCTTTAAATGGAATAACCTACTTTTTCCAGTCTGGTTATGACCCATTGATCTATGACCCTGCGGTAAGTACAACCACGTATAGACGAGTTTCTGAAAAAACTGGCTATACAGGTACTGTTCCTTTAGGAAATATTGTTATATCTGCATTTGGTCGTTTATGGGTTGCTGATACCACAACAAACAATGCAACCATTACTTTCTCTGATTTGTTAGCAGGACATAACTGGACTGGTGGAACATCTGGATCATTGAATGTTGCTCAAGTTTGGCCTAATGGTTCAGATCAGATCATGGGATTAGGCGCACACAATGGCTTTCTAATTATATTTGGCAAGCGTCAAATATTGGTTTATTCAAGTCCAACAACGCCTTCTTCACTTGCTTTGAGCGACAGTATTGGCAACATTGGGTGTTTATCAAGGGATTCGATAGTTACGACTGCCTCAGATATTGTGTTCTTGTCAAACTCAGGTGTTCGTAGTTTGATGCGTACTATTCAAGAGAAATCAGCACCTTTGCGTGATTTGTCTAAGAATGTGCGTAATGACTTAATGGGCTATATTGCAGGAGAAACTGCATCTGATATTAAGGCTGTTTATTCTGAAGTAAATGCTTTTTATCTTTTAACTCTACCTTTGGCTAAACAAGTCTATGTTTTTGATACAAAAGCGCAGTTACAAGATGGATCATCTAGGGTAACTGTTTGGGACAACATTGAACCTACTGCTTTATTGTCTCGTAGAAATGGTGATTTACTGATTGGCAAAAAAGGTTTTATTGGTAAATACGGGACTTATTTAGACAATACGTCTACTTATCGTTTCCAGTATTACACCAACTATGCTGATTTGGGTGATCCAAATATCACATCTATCTTGAAAAGGATTGCTGTTGTAGTCATTGGTGGAACAAACCAAGGCTTTGTAATCAAATGGGGATATGATTTTAGTGGTCAGTATTACTCAAGTACAGTCAATATTGGAACTAACACCATTGCTGAATATGGGATTGCTGAATATGGTAGTAATGCAACGACAATTGCTTACTACTCAAGCGGTATTCAATTGACAACATTGATAGGTCAAGCGTCAGGTTTTGGAAAAGTTGTACAGACTGGTTATGAAGTTCAGATAAATGGTTCTGCTATCAGCATCCAAAAGATTGAAATTCAGGCTAAACACGGAAAATTGGTTTAAGGAAATAACATGGCAAATTACACAAAAACCACTAACTTTGCGGCTAAAGACTCGCTTGCCTCTGGTAATGCGGCTAAAGTTGTCAAAGGCTCTGAAATTGATACAGAGTTCACAAATATTCAGACTGCCATTACTAGTAAAGCAGATGGAACATTTACGAACTTTTCGTTTGTTGAAACATCCAATGTCTTGTATATCTACAACGTAGCAACGCCTGTGGCAAAGATAGATTCCTCTGGTAATTTGACTGTGATTGGCAACATCATTGCGAATGGAACAATGTAATGACTCCAGAACAAATAGTTGCAAACCATATCAAGAATAATAATCTTGATACAACAAAAGCACAAATGGTTGCTGAAATAAATGGCACATTAAAGCAGAAAAATTCATTTGCTGTGCGGTCTGGTGACTGTATGTTTATCTATAAAGTGTCTGGAAATACAGCATTGTTTTACATCGTCAATGGTGGCAATGCAATGGGTTACATAAAAGCAATTAAGGAATTCATTGCTACTATGAAAAAAGCAAATATTCGCTTGTTGCAGATGTATGTTGATAATACAACTACGGCAGAAAGACTAGCAAAAACCGCAGGAGCAATTTCCGTTAGTTTTAAGAAAGATGAAAAACGAAAAGTTGACCCTTACTTAATGTCAATGGAGATATAACATGGGATGTTGTGGTGGATTTATTGGACAAGTATTTAACCCAGTTGTGGAGACTGTAGTTGACCCCATTGTTGAACCAATTATTGAGCAAGTAGTTCAACCCGTTGTTACAGCAGTTGAGCAAACTGTTCAAGCGGCATTGGATAACCCGTTACAGACTGCGGCGATAGCGGCGGCTATGGCAACGGGGCAAACATATCTAATACCTTATATAAATGCGGGGTTTGCACTAGATGCTGGACAAAGCCCAGAAAAGGCTCTTCAGAGTGCGGCCATAAGTTATGCAGGAGCGCAAGTTGGTGGAGCGGTTGGGGCTGAAACAGGTTCTGCATTGGCAGGAAATGTGGCTGGTGGTACTGCATCAGGGCTACTAAGTGGAAAACCCTTAGAGCAATCATTAACAGGTGGATTAACAAGTGGTGCAATTAGCCAGGTTACACCATCTGGTTTATTAAGTTCTGGTGGAACTCCAGATCAAGGAACAACGGGAGCGACAAATATGGCTGATAATTTTGACTATTCGCAAATATACGACTATGGTAGTGTTCCAACTGACATTACTGGTGGAGAAGGCTTCTACGACACAGGTAGTGCGCCAATGACCCCAGAGCAAATAGATGCTTCTATGCAAATCTATGGAGGCACTAGTACTCTAGATGCGGCTACACAAGCCTTAATTAAAAAAGCATTGGCTACTGGTGGTACTGCGGCAACAGCGGCTAAGAATTTCTTATCTAGTATGTTTGGTGGTACTTCAGGTGCTAACCTTGTACAAGGTGGATTGCAGACTGTTGGTGGTTTAATGCAAACCCAAGCATCTAAGGATGCGGCACTCAAAGCACAACAAGACTTATTGGCGGCAACAGGTTCAGCAACTACTGGTTCACAGTTTCGTCCAGTAGGCGTTACAACACGATTTGGCACATCTCAATTCAATATTAATCCTGCAACTGGTCAATTGGAAAGTGCTGGTTACACAGCCGCACCTGAGATTACTTCTGCTCAGAATCAGTTATTGAATTTGGGTGCTAGTTACTTGGCTCAAACCCCTGAACAAGTTGCTCAACAATATCTTTCAAAGCAATATGACTTGCTCGATCCTAGCCGCCAGAGACAGTTGGCAAACATTAGAAACCAACAATTCCAAACAGGTCGTGGTGGATTGTCAGTAGGTTCTACTGGTTTACGTCCAAGTGGAGCACAAGGTTTAATGGGTTCTAATCCTGAGTTAGAAGCCTATTACAACGCTTTAGCACAACAAGATGCTCAGTTGGCGGCAGGTGCTCAACAAGCGGGTCAGCAACAAGTAACTTATGGTGCAGGTTTGTTTGGTCAAGCAGGTAACTTAGAGAGCATGGCACAGCAACCATTTACCTTGGGTACTGGTTTAGGTACATCAATCTCTGGTGCAGGTGCTAATGCAGGTCGATTGGGACTTACTGGTGCTAGTTTGGCGGCAGGTTATGGAACATCTCCACAAGCCACTACAAGCCCAGGCGCATACATCTTGGGTGGATTGGGAAGCCCAACATCAACATTGGGTACTGGATTGGCTAACTGGTTGACCTCTACTGCACCAACAACGGGCGGTATAACAAGCCAAGGCATGAACACACCAACAGTTGATGCTTATGGTAACTATGTGCCATTAGGCTACGCAAACTATTAAGGAGTAATCATGGCAACAGATATCGTAGGTGGATTGTTTGGTATTACTCCTGAGATGTATCAGCAATCAAGAGCAGAGCAAGCACTATCAGAAGGCGCACAGTTAGGACAGATGTCTCCTGATGCCTTTGGTCGTTCTATGCTTTATGCTGGTGCATCACAACTAGGTCGTGGCATTGGTGGTGCTTTGGGTGGTCAAGACCCTCAATTGCAGTTAATCAGTATGAGAAATGCTGTAATGCAAGAAGTTGATCCAAATAACCCTGCGTCATTGCAAACTGCAATTCAAAAATTAGCACGAGGTGGCGATCAAGTAGGTGCTATGCAATTAACAGATTACTTGAGAAAAGCACAAAGTGACTATGCTTTGATTCAACAGAGAACTGCTGAGAAACTGACTCCTGAAGTGCGTAATGCTGTGGCTTATGCTTCTTCTATTGCTCCACAGGGTACTGAAGAGTTCAATAAGGCATATCAAACAAAACTTAATGAATTGACATCTAAGGCAGAAAAAGCACCTCCTAGCATGGTTGCTGAATATCAATTTGCAAAAACTCCTGATGGCGGTGGCTTCCAAGGTACTTTCCAAGAGTTTGTTACGGCTCGTGCATTAGCATCACGCCCGCCTGGTCAACCTCGTGCAGAACAACCACCTGTTGCCGTTGTTGATCCAAATACAAATAAAGTAATATTTGTTGATAGGGCGACTGCAATTGCAAATAAGATGACTCCTGCTTCTGCAATTGAGGGATTGTCTCCAAAAGAAATACAGACTCGTGAAGCCAAGTATCCACAGGCTAAAACGGCTGTTGTAACCTTTGAAAGTAATGCAGAAAAGTTGGCAAAAGACTTAGAAACATTGGCTAATAGCAAAGGATTAGAAGGCATTACAGGTCTGATTGGTGGGCGCACACCTGCTATTACTAAAGAGGCTCGTGCGGCTGAAGCCTTATATAACTCTATTGTTGCTCGTGGTGGATTTAATGAGTTGCAAAACATTAGGGCTTCATCTCCAACTGGAGGAGCATTAGGCAATGTGTCTAACGCAGAAGGTCAAAACCTAAGAGATGCTTTTGCACCATTGAAACTTACGCAAAATGCTTCAGACTTGAAGGGTTACTTATTAAGAGCGGCTCAAGAGACAAGAGCATCTGCTGGTCGGATTAAAGAAACTTTTGATATGACTTATGAGTATAAGAACCAAGGTGGTCAACAAGTCGGTCAACAAGGTGGTCAAGGTGGCGCAAAAGAAGACCCATTAGGAATTAGATAATGACAACATTAACCGAAATCCGTAATCAGTATCCGCAATATGCTGATATGCCAGACGATGTTTTGGCTAATGCGTTATACAAAAAGTTTTATTCTGATATTCCTCGTGCAGAATTTGACTCTAAAGTAGGACTGAAAACGACACAAACCCCTGTTCCTACTACACCTATACCTACATCTACAAACACATATCAAAATGTTCGTAATTTAATTGCTCCTACTGTTGAAATGGCGGGTGCAGTAGGTGGTGGTCTTTTAGGAACTGCACTTGGCCCATTGGGTACTGTTGGTGGTGCTGGTCTTGGTTATGGAATAGCAAAAGAAGCCTTAAATCTTGGTGATGTTTTTTTTGGTGGACAACAACCTAGACAAGGTGCGGAAGCCATTACTCAACCAATTAGCAACATATTAGAAGGTGCTACTTATGAGGCTGGTGGTCGTGCAGTTGCTCCTTATTTAGGTTCTGCCGTACAAAAAGTTACTGAGGCTGGAAGAGGATTACTTACCCCATTAGTAAAAGGTGTTACAGAGTCAAATATAGGAAAACGTCTTAATCTTCCAAGTATTGAAGAAGTTAAGGCTTTTGTAAAACCACAACCTTCTGCGGCAGAAGTTAAAGCGGCTTCAATTGCTTCTCAGGCATTAGGACAGGACTTACCTAAAGTATTAAGCATTATCAAAAATGCTCCTGAAGGTGCATCTGTTGCTGAAATTACTGCATCTTTGAACAATCCGACTTGGCAATCATTGATTAGTAATGCCTTGGAGCGTGATCCACAGTTCTTGAGAAAAGTAAGACTGTTTGGTGAAGAAGAGTCAGTTAAGGCATTGTCAAAACTCGCTGGTGGAACTAATGCGGCAGAAGTTCGTGGTGTTCTAGAAACAGCCAAAAAGAACTTAAATGCCATGACTACGCCACAGCGAGAGGCGGCTTTGGATCGTGCAAATTTGGGTAAACAAGTGGCTGATTATGAAGCAACTGCTGGAAAACTAAGCGCAGAAGCGGCGGCACAAGTACAAAAAGTCAAAGATTTGATTAGTGCGGGCGATACTGCTAGAGCCTATGCACGACTAGATATGATTAAACGTGGCTTACCAGTTGGCGCATCTAAATACACATTTGCTGATGAACTGGCTGAAAAAGCATTTGGAGACTGGTCAAACAAGGCGGCTCAAGGCTCTCTTGATTTAGGTCAAGGGGCTAGATTCAACCAACAGGCGGCTGATGCTTTGCGATCAGTTGGAATTAAGCCCTTAGAAGGCAATCAACTTGTAAGAAATATAAATGCCATTGGCAATAATCCAGCCTATGCTGGTAATGACTTATTGCAAGGCGCAATTAAGAATGTTGCTGATGACATAGCCCAATGGACTGCTAGTGGTGGCGTAGTTGATGCTAGAGCATTAGATGCTATTAGAAAGAATTCAGTTAATGCGGCAATAGCAAAGTTACGCCCTGGAATGGATGCAAATTCACAAAGAAACCTTGCATCTAGCGTTTTGTCTGACATTCGCCCTGCTTTGGTAGATGCAATTGAACAGGCTGGTGGAAAGGGTTATCGTCAATACTTGGCAGACTACACAAAGGGTATGCAAACTATTGCCCAACGCAAACTTACTGGTGAGGCGTTACGGCTATATAAAACTAACCCTGATGAGTTTGTCCGTCTTGTGCAAAACGAGTCTCCTGAGACTGTTGAGAAGATTCTTGGCCCAGGCAAATACAACATTGCCACCGAGTTGGCAGACAGCACAATGGGCGTATTGAGAGATCAAGCAAATAAGAGGCTTACTCAGTTATCTGTTAGCCAACAATCAACAGAGGGTCAAAAAGCCGTTGCTGAACTTGTTAAACAGAATACTGCACTTATTCGTTTGCCCTCATTCATTAACGTATTTGCGGCGGCTGGTAATAAGGCTATCAGCGAATATGAAAAGGCTCTTGGCGTGAAAACCATGAAGACCTTGACAGAAGCCATGAAAAACCCACAAAGTGCGGCTAATTTATTAGAGGCATTGCCTACCAATGAGAAAAATAGAGTTACTCAATTGTTAACTAATCCAAGCACATTGCGAACACTAGTTCAATCTGCTCAAGAAACACAGCAATAGGAGTGACCCATTGATCCTTTCAGCCTCCTCATGCTCGCCCAAGGAGCAGTCTCTGCCATCAAGTCAGGGTGCGCCATGCTCCAAGAAGGACGCATGGAAATCGAGAACGCTAAGAGTGCAATTGAAGGGGC